GATCAAAACCTCCGCTATAAATATCAAACTTTAATGCGTCATAGTTTGATCCATCACCTGTAGAAGCACCAGCAGTAAATACTAAATCACAACGACCTGTACTTGTTCCAGAACCGCCACTTAACAATCCACAGCTGGTTGCTGAAATAGCGCCACGTTTTATCCAAACAGAATAGGTAAATTTTTTACCATCAGTAGGAGCAGAAGCTACATCTCTATATAGATATGCTGCATCGTCGTCATTAAACCGGATCGACTGATCGATTTCATACGTTGCCGCAGACGACTTAGATGTGCCTTGAATAATCGACATTATGCAAACGCCGTGCTGGTGACTACATATGCGTTAGTGCCATCGTCGTAGTAGCTGAGCCAGTAGGTTCCAGCGGTGCTGATCGTGCTAGCCAAGTTAGCGTCGCCCTTGGTGGTAGCCGCCAAACTGATCGCATGACCGCCTGTGTTAATCAGGAGGATGTTGCCGCTCTGCCCAGCGGTGTGATTGGTGAACGTCAGGGTGCCTGTGCCGCTGGGGGTACATTTGAAATTGTTGGTAGCGTTCTGGTCGAACGACAGGTCATTGTCCGTCGTGATAGTCCCACGCTGGCTTACCGTAAATGTCTGTGCCGTATCGGTCTTTGCTGTATCAGCGTCAAACTGTTGAAGAGTTACACCAAGGTCAGCGGAATCATACTTAGTGTTTACCGCAGTTTGAACAGCACTAAACTCAGTGTTAAAATCTGCACCGGAAATAATTTTATTAGGGTCAGAATCGGCTAGAGCATCTTTGCCAGACCAGCTAACTTGAATTGTATAATCGCTCATTTGTTACCTCTTGTGTTTAACTGCGTGAAGAATATCTAGCTATTCCATACAATGATTTAATACTACCGTAAAGAGCTTGGTCACCGTCGTCATAAGGCGCTCTTTCGTCTTGCCGTTGGTTAGAAAGTTTTATAAACAACTGTTGCTTTGACCACTTAGGAGTCTGTGGTTTAGGCATGGGTTTAAATAATGGTCTTGTCCTTCCACGGGGCATCAGGATATCCTAAGTCTTTCTCCAGCCCAACGAGCAAGGTTTTTCTTTTTCTTTTCCTCTGTCATCTTTTTCTTTTTCTTTTTGACAAAGTTACCGGCTGTTCGATTTTTAACAGGTTTCATAGTACAACACCATATTCCTTGTTACGTTGTCTAACCAATTCTAAAAGCTTGTCTCGTTCCTTATCCCATACTTCTTTTAGCATCTGAGTGTCTACTTTAGGATTGTCATCAATAACTCTGTTTACTTTTCCAGTAGGAGTTTTAAGTGCTTTTGTAACTTTCTTAACTTTTTTATCTGGAGGGGTAAACAATCCTCCTTTGTAATCTTTTAATGCTACGGTGTTTGGAACTTCACCTTTTTCATTTGATTTGTTTCCCGGTGTTTTACCGGAGGCTACCGAAGGAGTTTCAAAAGATTTTTCTTTAATAGGGTCTAGGTCTTCTTTGTCTGAAAGCAATGATAGAATGTTTTCAATATCTGCCGCTTCGTCTTCAAACTCTTCAGTATCTTTGAATTCTAATTCGTTTTCTTCTAAAAAACTATACAACTCTTCCATACTTGCAGCGGGATTAGCTTGTTTAAAAGTCTTGGTAAGCAGTTCTTTATATAGCTGTGCTATCTTATTTTTAATCTTTTCCAGTTCTAGGTTGTAACTGGTATCCGATAAGGCTGCTTCAAGAGTAATCATATTAGCTTATCCTGTATAAGGGCGGGAGTCCCCAGCTATTAGACCGGAGACTCCCTAGACCTACTTAGGTAGCAGGTACAACGAAGGCAACACCAGCGTTGTCGCGGAGTTCCGCAACACCGTACAGCGTGTCAGCCGTAAACAGGTCACCAAGGTATTCCTGTTTGTACTGAGTCTGCGAACGAACACCCATCTGCTCCGCAAGGCACAGAGCATCTTTGTGCATCATAACACCAACGCGCTGGGCATCGGAGTTGATGGACGGGCAGTTGGACGAAACGTAAACGTCCATGCCGTAGATGCTGCCGATCTTGCCGGTCTTGATGGCGTCACCGTTACCAATGAACTGCTGTTCAGTGAAGCGGTTGATGCCGAGCATGTCGTTAGCAGCAATCGGAGGAATAACCATGCAACGGTTATCCGAAGGAACGTCAGCGTTATCCAGCTTGAGGATCATGGCACGAATACCAGCATCCGTCAGGTCAGTAGCGTTGGAAGCGTTACCCGTATACAGGGTCGTTCCGTCACCACCGATAACAGCCTTTTCATAAAGAGCCGCACCAGTGCCGCCTACTGTTCCACCCTGAAAGCCTTCGGAAAGAGCAAACAGGTCCGTGTCAACTTGCGTAGCAAGAGCATAGCCAGCGTCGTCGGTGTAGAACCGGCGAAGCGACTGAAGCGCCTGAACTTCCGTGATGTCTTCGATCAGGACGGAATATTCATAGTGCTTGTTGATGCTAACCTGCACTTCACTGTGGGTGTCGCCCTGAAGCGTAACCTGAGTGTTTGCAGCTTTAGCGTTAGCAGAGCCACGAACCGGAGCCGGAATGTGGATCGTGTCGCCTTTTTTACCGGCGTGGTTGATTTTGGTAACGAGGTTACCGAGGACGAGATTTGCCTTATAACCGGCAATAACTTCGTCGGACCACAGTTCGGGGATAAAAGTTGCACCCGTCGTGGTAGTTTGATGTCCAGTACCCAAAGCCATAATTTAATTCCTTTCTTTATAAGGGTTACTTAACGCGACCCTCTGCATAAGCAGCTAGGATTTCATCCTGTAGTGACTCATAACGAGCAGGGTCAGTAGTTTTAAGTCTGATAAGATCAGCTCTACGGTAGATTTTTTTACCGGCTGTAGACTCAGAGGAAGAACGGGAAACACCTTTTCCTGCCTTCATAGCTTGTTCGCGGTTGGCTGCTTTTTCTGCTTCGACTTCACTTGTATTATTTATCAGTGATCGCTCTTTCCAATTATTCATCAGTTCCATAGCGGCTGGTAAATTATAGTTGTGTGCTGAAACAAACAATTGCTGCCTTACGGGGCTATCCTGAACCCACTCCTGAAACTTGGAATCAGCAACGATATCCATAAAATCAGGATGAGCTTCTTTAAGTTTGGCAGTAGTCGTCTCAATCTGTTGTACTTGACGCTGCTGTTCAAACTCACGGAACTTAGGATGATTTTCAATAACTTTACTGACTGCTTGTTCAGGGTTATCGAAGAAATCAACTTCCTCTTCAAGCTCTTCTGTTCCGCTTTCTTGTGTGGTAATCTGCTGTTGAAGAATACCGTCTGTTAGTTTCCTGAGTTCGCCTAGTTCTTGACCCTTCCGTCCAAGTTCTTTTTCAAGGTTTTCATATGAAGATATGATGTCCTCCATCGACTTACCCTTGAACTTTTCAGGTAGTTCCACCTCTTGCTCTTCCTGAGGTTGTTCCACTTCGGGAGCCTCTTCGATGTTCGCATACTGTTCTGCTTCCTCAGGCGTTTCGACTTGTTCTTCTACAACAATGCTATCCATATTACCAATCCTCCGTCTATAAAGATTATGGAGTTAAAAAATGCTGGGATTAGATATCTAACTCTAATTGATCCAACGCTAGTTTGGTGGTTTCCTCTAAATTAATTATCATATTTAGCATATCCACCTGACCCCTTCGTAAGAACAGGGTCTTCTCGTCAGGTATGTTTTGTATATTTTCCAACGATTTTGCCATTTCTTCAAGTTCCTTAGTAAAGGAAACCCAAGCGTCATTGGTAAATAAATCTAAACGTCCCTCAAGAATTTCTTTGTCAGTCACTGGTTCTGAGCTTTTGCAAGGTTAAGAATAGTTTCTGACTGTAGATGCTGAACTTCAGGACCATTACGCATTGTTTCAGACCTTACGTTTTCAGTATCTACTTTAAGTTTTTCAATACGTGCCAGCTTTTCTGCCAGTTCCATCTGAATTTTAGCCATATCAATTTCAGGTACTTTAGTCTGAGCTTCGGACTGTAGCTTGACGGCATGTGCAGTATCTTTCATTGCACTGGCTTTCATCTCTTCAATTTCCATCTGCAACTTCATAAGCTCAAGTTGCTGTGCAATTTGCTGTACCTGTGCGGCTGCTGGATCAGGCTGCATTGTCTGAGCAATAGCCTGTTTCATTGCGTCCCTGTTTGGTACAGAACTGTTATCAAAGATGGACATAAGAAGCATAGCGTGGGGAGGAGTTCCCGGCTGAGTCATGGACATAAGCTGAATAAGCTGCATCATCTCCAACTCTTTAGCCATAATACCCATGCTTGAGTATGCTTTAAATTTATAGTCTCCTGCCGGATACCGCTCCGGTGCAAACTGAATGTAGCGTAGGGCAGACTTATGAATCAAAGGTATCAGGAAGTTTTCCTGAAAGTTCATAATAGTACGCTTCTGACGTTTGATAGACGCTGCCTGTAGCATAGACATACCAGAAGCGGTGGAGTTACGGGGGTTGGCAAAGTTGCTGTTAGCCCCGTCCATCGCTCCAGTACCCATCTGAACCATACGCTCTAGTTCAGCACTCTCAGTAAATGTAGTGTTTGCTACATTTCCAAAGTTTAAGGGGAGCAAGGCTGACCGAGGATCACCGTTTGTAAGGATTGTCTTACCGGCTTTGACCTCGAACTTGACTCCCCTTGGGAGACGAGTAGCATCCACACCCATCATGGGGTGCGTTGTAAGGGCCAGAGCGTCAATCCTTGCTCTTAGTTCTGCATCCAGAGCCTTCTGAGGATTGTAACCTTTCTCTGCCACGCCTCGTCCCCAGAACTTATTGGGAACCCGATCTAGCTGAAAAGACACAAACGGACGATCCTTCATCAGATATGGATTTTCAGCCGCCTTAAGAACTACCGAATCATTTGCAATAACAACAACAGCTTCTACAAGCTCGTCATCTTCGTAATCAAACTCTTCCAACAATCCTTCGGTTTTGTTGTTAAGATACTTTTTGGGAACTCGTCCCCAGTATTCTACGATCTTAACCTTATCCATATCGGAGTAATCACCGTCCGACTCTTCGTCATAACCAAAGTCAATATGGTCATAACTTCCCAGAGGTTTATCTTCGTAAACCCCTTCTTTCATTCCTTCAATAATTTCATACTTAGGTTTAGCAACGACCTGTGCAACACCAAGAGCTTCGTCAATAGAAGTTACACAGGGATCAATAACAAATTCTTTTGGTGTAAGGGAGTCAACCTTTACAGAAGTAATTACATTTTCCTGAACACTAACATCTGTAGTAAGCGTATTAGGAACAGCAGTTTCTACTGGTACACGGTCTATTTCGTCTATAACATTAATCTTAGCAATGCCTGTACCGTAGATAGCAGCATTCAAAAGACACTCAACTACTGCATCTTTTACTTTACACCTGTTCAGATCTTCCTGCAAAAGAACCTTAACTACCGTAGCATCGATGGAGTTCTGGTCAAGAACATCATCACGCAGATCAAACCACATATCCTGACCAAAGATAGCCTCTTCTAGTTCCGCTACAGTCGATTCAATAGCCTGTTGTGTAGCAGGAGAAATCAACTTGGAGTTTTCGGACTCACGGGTTTTATCTTCATAAGACCAGATACCACGCCAGATGCGATAGTACTCATCCCAGTTTTCCATGTAGTTGGTGTTACGATGGGTTTCCCATTCTTCCACCTTACTTATAACCCACGAAACTAGGGATGCCTGAGGGTCTTTATATGATAGTTCATCCATAAATTAATATCCTGATACAGTATCCAAAGGTTCCCACTCGTCTACTTCTATCTGTTGTGCAAAGTCTGCTACCGAAACTTGGTCTATGTATGCCAAAGAGTCTAACAAGTCATCGTGAGAAAGTGGACTTGGAAAGTCTAGCATCTGACTTATAAAGTGGTGGTTCCACTCTGCCTTTCTAAACTTGATCTTGCCGTGTTCAAACCTACCCTGCAAAGACCAAACTATTCTGTCTTGCTTTCTTTTGCCGCCATGAGTAACATCTGTAAGATTAACCCAAGAACCTCTTGTTCTCATTTCGTCTTCGATGTAGGGCATGATAGCATTCTTAAGCGCACCTGCTTCAATTCCTACTGTCGTTGCATTTACATCTTCAGCTATCGTAATAATTTTTTCTGCTGTCTCTTTGATGTTCCAACGACCGTGGTGTATGTCCTTAACTAACCACTCGTCCCCAACTACTTTAACTACTGATATAGCCGTTTCGTCTAGTTTGGAAGACTTTAGTCCTCTTGATTTATCGCTTTTTTCAAAGCCTGCCGGATCGACTGAAACCACATACGAACCCGTTTTAGTGGCCGTATCTTCATCAAACTCTTCATCATCTTCATATTTGACCCATTCTTCCTTAAATACGCCACCTGAAAAACTTTCAAAGGTAGCTTCAAATTCCTGACGAAATGCCTGAGTAGACATTGATTTCTTGGCGGCTTCGATTTCATCGGGGTCCAAAAAAGGATTATCTGTTGAAACAAACTGATAGGACTCCCAATCTTTTTCGTTTTCTGGTAGTTGTGCTTCTAGCCACAACTTGTGAAAGTGGTTCTTACCTGCGGGGGTGCCTATAAACAATGCACCACCCTTAACGTCTGCCAGTGTGGGCCTAAGAATCATCTCCCACACTTCTGGTTTCATTGAGGCATATTCGTCCATTACGACATATGCTAGACCAACGCCTCGTAGTGTATCTGGTCTGTCTGATCCCTTTAGATAAATCTTACGGTCATTGACCAGTGTAATTGTAGCAGTGTTCTCGTGTGTGCTTTTGATTACATTCTGGCCTACGTCCTTGAGGATTGACCAGAGAATATCTTTAGCTTGTTGAAATGTAGGGGCTACATAGAAGACATCCTTGTCCTCACTTTGGAGTGCTTTAATAATCAGCACCCATGCAGCTAAATAACTTTTACCAAATCTCCTGCCACAACTTGCTACTTTAAATCGTTTGTCAGACTTGAAGATTTGCATTTGAGCATCATGAAGAGTAACCTTTAGATCAGGCATCTTTTAGTTCTTCAAACTCTGCTTCAAATACTTCCTGCTCTTTTGCTTCCTTTGCTTCTACAGCTTTTACACCTTCGATTATAATATTAACACCCAAGTCCTGATGTTCGTGTGTAATCTCTACTGCTTTTGAGGTGGGGATAATTCTGTCCATACACATCTTCAGACAATGCCTGTCGCCCTCCAATGCCATCTCAATTACCTTGTTTACAATCTCCGGTCCCTTGGTGGACATAAGTTCTCTTGAGAGCTTTGTATATTTGTTTAGGGAACCTTTGGGTCTTCCTTCGGGATTGAGGGCCTTCATACCCTTGTAGAAGTTTGGATTACCTCGTCTTTTTTTTACTGGTGTATTGTCTGACATTCATTACTCCTGACTTTGCCCTACTACGTAGGAAGACAGTTACCATTTTTTACAACTCCAATATCGTGCAGTTAGTTTACTGGGTGGAGATGTATCACACTTGTGCCTCGCACGGAAGCTTTTGCGGCGCTTAGGTTGATCCTTTTTGATACTCATGTTAGGATCACCGAATCTAACCAACCGAACCTTATCCCCCTGCTTTGCCAAGACAGCAAACTTCTTTGACTTGCCGGGAGTCCTTTTCGGTTTATTATATCCGGAAAACTTTTCGCCTCGGTAGTTTATCATTTCTTCTTCTTGGCTTTTTTCTTCTTTTTCTTGGCGGGCTTTTTGTAACCGTAGTTCATATCGCTCTCCTTTAAAAGACAAAACCTCAAACCTAACGGTTTGACTAACTTAAGTATCTTAAGAATTAACTTAGTTATTAATTTTAATAACATACTTAATGAACAA